GAATATTGCCCAACTGATGGCGATGTAGTTAAGCCGCTTTATGATGAAGTAGAAATTACTAACAAAACAGTTTCTCAAAAAATTAAAATTGATGATGAACTGATTCGTTGTATTAAAGAAAGCCGCGCTGATTATCAAAACAGTTATGTTAATGAAGTTCTAAGAAACCACATCAACAGACTTGGTAAAGAAGTTGCTACAGTTGTAGCTAATAACGGTTTTATCGGTTCATTCGTTAAATGCGATTGCGCTGATCCTGCTGTTACTTCTAAGTCTTTGCCTTTGTTCCTTAGTTCTGGTTTAGGTATCAATCCTGTTGGTGAATCTATTTTAGATAGCGATCGCAAACAAGCTGAAATCGAACAACAATTGATTTTAATAGGTGGTACTTTGCTTGACCAATATCGCAAAGCGCGTGTTATTGCAAGTGGTAACGATAATGGTTTTGATGCATCTTTGCTTGAAATCACACGTTCTATTTACTACGATACAAACCTACCTGCTGCTTTAGGTAACACAAGCGACATTATCGCAATGGCACCGGGTGCGCTTCAACTTGTAACTTACGCAAAGAACAAAGGTCAATTTACTTATGACTTTGAAGACCAAATGCGTACTACAGTTGTTGACCCTTGGTTAGGTATTGAGCATGATGTTGTTATGTCTTACGTTAAGTGTAACGATGAAATTGAACTATACATTCAATTCGCTACTAACTGGGCTGTAGTTGGTATGCCAAAATGTTGGGCTGTTAATGACTGTTTGTTTGATGGTGTACTTGATGTATTCAAATATCAAGTTGTTTGCGCTGATACAGGATATTGCGATATTGAACCAGCTTGCGGTTTTGTTGCTGCACCAAATGCAACTGATGCAACATTCTGCGAATCTGCTGATGCTTGTGAAGTAGCATGTAGTGCTTTGTTCTATTCAAGAGAAGTTGAAGTTGAGCAATTTGAAGGTATTGAAGTTGATGTTACTGATGCTATTGCAATTCAAATTAACGGCTTACCATTTAGTGTAGGTGGTTCATTTGATACAGGAACTGAAGCAGGTGCTAATAATTTTGTAGCCGCTGCACAAGCTGCCCTTGCAAGTGTTAATTCAATTTACACAGTTGCAGGTGGTTGGGATGGCACAGCGTTAACAATCTATGTTTTAACTAATGATACAGTTACATCGGTTGTTATTGTTTCTGCTACAACTACAGATGTTGCGCTTACTGTTTCTACTGAAACACTTTACAATGTTTATAGTGCTTCAACGCCTTCAACAGGTGCGACAATTACAGACCTTGATTGGGTTTTAGATTCAAATTCATTTGACGGTGCGCCTACTGCACAAATTTTAGGCGAATCAAATGTATATGGAACTTATAGCAATTTCTATACAACAAGTTCTAACACAGGTGCTGCACAGCTTACAATAACTGATAGCGCTGCATGTAACGACACTTATAACGGTACAATTTAGTTTTAATGATTGAAGGGCGGGAAACCGCCCTTTTTTAAAATAAAAACACATGGTAAACTATTCAAAAAAAATAGCACAAGCATTAACAATAATTCGTAAATATTATAGCGCGGTAAATGTACAGCGTACAGATAACGAAGATGTTGTTTATTTATTCGACTATTCAACACAAAAGAAAACAATAGGCAGCATAAAGATTAACAAGGCTGTTGAAAAGGCTGTAAAGCAAAATGATTTTCCTAAAGATATTTATTATTCAGAAGGTTTATTATCTATAATTAAAATTGAAAAAAATGTACAACAACCCGAAACCATCGAAGCCGAAACCGTTGAAGCCGTTGAAGCCGAAGAAATAACCGAAACTGAAAAGCCTAAAAAACGCGGTCGTAAAAAACAAATAGATGCTGAATCTTAATACACCTAATTGCTTAGATAATTATATTATATCATTAAACGGCTGCTATCCTGAAGGTACAGTTCCGACAAGCGGTTATTATTTAGAAAATCTTGAAGGGTTAACTATAAATAATATCGCAGCAGTTAGTAATGAGGCTTTAGTTTCAGCTACAGCAACGGTACGTGAAAAGATGTACTTTGCAGCTGATATTGTAGAAAAGCGCTTAAAGGCCGTTTTAAATGCGCGTGGTATAAAACTAAATAGCATTGGCAGTTTATATTCTGTTTGTCAGGTTAGTAATGTTTCAGATATACCTGTAGCTGCCAATCGCGGCATCAAAGTATCAAAAAAATGGATTAGTAGCCCACAAAGCCGTATTTTTGTAGATTCGGTACGTTTTAAAAGTACGGTTAATGCAAGTTCAACAATTTATGTAACTGATTATGCAGGCAATATATTATTTAGTCAGGCTGTTACTGTTTTTGCAGATACAGAAATGCACATTTTTGTTAAAAAGTTTTTTAATGAAGATGTAATTTTAATAACCATTGATACTACAAATGTTGCGCCTTATCTGTATACTTGTAATGCTGCATCTAATTGTAAGCCTTGCGGCGATATGGTGCTAAATGTTGAAGGTTGGAACGGTGTTAGTGCTTCGCCTTCAGGTTATCTTGGCGCGTGTGTACGTGTTGATTGTGTTGATACTGATATTATTTGCCAGTTTTTAGACCGATTAGGCATGACAATTCTGTATCAAACAGGTGTGCAAATTCTTAAAGAATGGGTATCGCCTAACAACAGATTAAACCTTATTAAAACGCACGGTAACGAGTGGGCAAATGTTAAAATAGCTGAGTGGGAAAATGCCAGCATTGAAGCATTAGATAATGAAATTGATAATATTATTCAGCTGTTAGAAACTGACCGCTTTTGTTATAGATGTGAACCGCGATTAAGAATGTACCCAATGTTTCCCGGCTAATGAATATATCTGAACGCTTAGAAATACTTGCACAGGTTGTAAATGATGATAATACAGCGCGTAGAATATCTCAAGCTGCCGCTATTCAAGTTATTGCAGAATACAAGCAAAGGATTTTTTTTTTAGGCTTAGATACATCAGGCGGTTCAATAGGGCAATATAGTGTTAATCCGTTTTATATAAATCCGTTAAGCCTTACAACTGTTTCAGCGGGCGGCATAAAACCACAAGGTAAAAACGGTCAAAGTGTTTTTAAAAATGGCAATCCGCATAAAACAAAGTATTTAACACAAGGTTATAAAGAACTAAGAGATTTAACAGGTAGGCAATCAAATACAGTTGATTTAAATTTTAGCGGTTCATTATTTCAAAGCATTAAAGTAACTGAAAGCGGTAGCGTTAGCGCAATTACTTATACGAATGATGAAATGGCTAATATAATGGTTTTTAATGAAGATAGGTTTGCAAAAGACATTTCAACGGTATCAATAGATGAACGCGAAATGGGCGAAACGGCCGCACGAAATGAACTATTAGCAATTTTAGAAGAAATAGATTTATTATAATGTACGTAACACAAAACATAATAACCGAACTAATTAAGCAAATTGATACTGCAATGTCAGCCGTAAATGTAAACGTTAACGGTAATGGCATAGCTGTAAAAGATACTGCTGGGCAGGTTGTTAGTTTAAATGTTACGCAAAACGGAACACGAAACTATGTTGGCATCACAGACACCTCGGGAGCGGGCTATTATATCCGTACTAATGGTATTGTTTCGGAAACAAGAAAAGCAGCAAATACAAAGCGCGGAAGTTGTGGTATCGAATTGGATGTGCGTGTTCCATTTAAATTAGTTTTTTGGAACTTATGCGCTGATCCGCGTATGTTATTAGATTCGGTTAAGTTTGCGCTGTATGGTGCGAATTTTAAGGGCGTACAATGGCAATACGCAATAGTTAACCCGCGTTTGTTTCCTGTATCAAATGAAATACTACCATGGACTGTTTACGCTTCAGAAACAGGTAAAGATGCAAAGACATTGCAAAGTTTAATGCAAATAGTTAGTATTGATTTTGAATTAAGATATGATTTAGCACTAAATGAAAAGTGCAAACCATTCACGATATGTTAGAATCACTATGCCGCCAAATTTCGCTACCTTGGGGCAATTAGTAGGGGGTTGGAATCAATACCCCCTTTTTTAGAAAATATTTAAATTTATATATATGGCTTGTTGTAATTGTTGTGAAAATACGTTAATTTTGGGCTGTCTTAACAGTTGTGATGCTGTATTTAATACAGGTATTGTTGCAGATGCGCTAACTGAAGGTGTATGGGTTTTGCAGCTTAGTTTTGGAAGTATTTCTGTTTATTACAGTATTGATGTTTTAGATGGTGAAACAGTTATTTTTACAATGCCAAACCTAAACGAAAATTACACATATACTGGCCAGATAATTGACCCTAACGGTGAGGTAGTTAAAATTGAAGTTGACGGCATCGAATATGATTGCATTGAATTTAGTACTAAAGTAGGATTATATAATAATGAAATAAACTTATAAAAAATGATAGACATAGTAAAACTCGCAAATGGTAATGTAGCTATTTATGATTCGACATCGGGCGATTTTATAAACAGCCTTAGCCCTGATATCGTAGAAATTGAATGTAACGTTAACGGCAGCGTTAAAGTAGTTCAAGACAACGGCAGCGTTGAATACATTGACCCGGCAACGGTTCAAAATACTGAAGTAGTACCAGCCGCTGCAATACCTTTTACAGGTGATTGTGCCGACTTAGCCCAATTGTTAAGTACTGATTTTTTTTTTGTAGTTAGCGGTGGCGGTGGTTCACAAGACTTAGCAAGTGTTTTAGGTTTTGGTAATTCGGCAAATGCTGGAATTATAGACTTGGATTACTTAGACTTTGACACAGCAGCAGCACATTCTGTTGCAGTTGGTGAATTGGCGTGGAACAACACAGATGGTACTTTAGATTTAGGTTTACAAGGCGGTTTAAAAAATAAGGTTGGTCAACAATTAGTAGTTAAGGCACGTAACACAAGCGGTTCTACAATAACTAAAGGCAGCGTAGTGAAGGTTGTTGGTGTTGCAGGTGGATTTGTTGGTATAAACTTAGCACAAGCAGACACCGTTGCAAATAGCGAAACAGCCTTTGGAATTGTCGCTGAAGACATCGCAGATAGTAGCAACGGCTTTGTAGCTATAAATGGTATAATTCACGGAGTTAACACAAACGCATTTACTGAAGGTGATATTTTGTATCTAAGTACAGCAACACCGGGAGCATTTACAAATGTTAAACCTGCATCACCTAATTATATAGTTGTTGTTGGTTATGTCGCTAAAAAAAGCGCAACCGATGGACATATTTTATTGCATGTACAAAACGATACAAGACAAGCTGTCGAGATACAACTTGCTGCGAGCGATGAAACTACAGCTTTAACAACTGGAACGGCAAAGGTAACATTCAGAATGCCACACGCAATGACACTAACTTCGGTACGTGCTTCGCTTACAACGGCACAAGCAAGCGGTTCTATATTCACCGTTGACATAAATCAAGGCGGCACATCTGTTTTGGGCACTAAATTGACAATTGACAATACAGAAAAAACAAGCACAACGGCTGCAACAGCTGCAACTATTACGACATCTGCACTAACAGACGACAGCGAAATAACTATTGACATTGACCAAATCGGGAACGGTACTGCAACTGGTCTTAAAATTACTTTAATCGGAACAAGATGATTATAAATCCTTATTCTTTTGGGGTTGCTTATGACCCCGATGCGCAGGCGTTTATTACGGCAGCAGGCATTACAGATAACACGCAAAAAACTGCTATCAATACCTTAGTACTATCACTAAAGGCTAATAATATTTGGCAAAAATTTAAAGCGATTTATCCTTTCGTAGGTGGTACTGCTACAACGCATAAGTTTAACTTAATAAATCCTGCTGATACTAATGCGGCTTTTCGCTTAGTGTTTAATGGTGGATGGACTCATAGTTCAAATGGTGCATTGCCTAATGGCACAAATGCGTACGCAGATACTTTTTTAACTCCAAATACAAGCTTATTATTAAACAGTAGTCATGTTTCTTATTATAGCAGAACTCAAAGTAATGGAACGGAAATTGAAATTGGAAGCTCGACAGCAGGTAACTTCGGAGACCCTCGTACATTACTTGAAATAAGAACCAGCGGAATAACTTATTATGCTGTAAATTCACAAGGTACTTATATATCTTATTCAGATGCGGATAGCAGAGCGTTTTATATAGGCAATAGAACAGGCGCAAGTGTAATAAACGGTTGGAGAAATAGCACAAAGGTAGCAACAGGAACAACAGCAAGTTTTGGATTAAGTACAAGAACTTTTTGGCTTGCAGCTTTAAATTCTGGCGCTTCACCTTTATATTCTACAAAACAATGCGCTTTTGCTTCTATCGGTGACGGCTTAACAGATACAGATGCAGCAAATTTTTACACAGCCGTGCAGGCATTTAACACAACTTTAGCAAGACAAGTATGACATACGTAGGACTTTTAACAGAATCGCAAAAAGATAGCCTTATTGGTCAGCTTTACGACGATGACAGCTATTTTAACCCAATTCAGGATGACTTCGACCAATGGATAATCAGCACAGAGGAAATGGAATTTTGCGTTAATCCTGAATTTATGTGGGTAAAAACATTACCTTTGATAGAATATAAACCTAAACCATCGCCACCATTTCCGCCTTTATAATGCTATCACTTATAACACTTTCAATTTTTGCAGCATTTGCAATTAAGTTTTTGCATTATTGCATCGGTTCACCTATTCAGGGAGAATATTATTCTGGGCGTATATTTTCCGCTTACGGCAAGTTTATTTCTAAACTATACTTAGACTTTGAAGCAAAAGAAAAAAACCGTGTGTGGGCAAAATATAACGCGTGGAAGCAAAAACGCGATAAGGAACTAAACGAAGAACTGAAAAACAAAACAGCTAATGAAGCTGATACTATTTATAAAGAATACCTACAACAAGTAGAATCAATTTATAATGATGTAGAAAACAATATAAAAAATAACCCGTGGTCTATGCTTGGCGCCTGCCCTATCTGTTTTGGTACATGGGTTTCACTATTTACATTTACATTCTTTGTTATATTTGTTCCCCTGCCGTGGTGGTATATCTTCATTGGTACACCTGCTGCGGTAATTGTTTCACGATACATTAAAATTTACTGATGGATTCCCTGACTATTACCGCCGATTCGCTCAGATTAGCATCTGATTCGCTGAACTATTTTATTAAGATTTTGCCCGAAATCAAGAAACAGCTTTTTATCTTAAAGCCGCTTATTATTTGCCTATCATTTTTGCTGTTAGTTGATTTTTTAACAGGTGTTAGAAAAGCTAAAGCATTAGGTGATAAAATACAATCGCGCGGTTTTAGACGCACAATAAATAAAATGAATGATTATTGTTTAGCGATAATTTCAAGTCAGGTTTTCACGTGGATGCTTGATCTTGAAATTACACTTAGTTATTACGTTGCTTTGTTTGTTTGTGGCATTGAACTAAAATCAATTTTTGAAAACGTATCACAAACAACAGGTGTTAATATTATCGGTTATTTTAAAGGTTTTATTCCGAATCCTAAAGATATATTAAAAAAGCCCGGTAAAGATACCGAGCCTAAATAAAGTTTGCTCTTTTGCTGTTTTCATGTGTGGCCGCTGTCTTTTTTAGGCAGCGGTTTTTTACTTTTTTGCTATCAGTATTTCGTGTGTTTCAAACTTAATTAACGCTGCTACTTGCAATATTTTGTTACGCTGAAAGTATTCGTCAGCATCGTGTTCAATATCATTAACTACAACCGTGTTACGGTCCCAGAGTGCAAACTCACAATGTAGCTTAAAGCGGTCCGACATAACAGAACTAAACAAAAATAACGGTATAAAATGTTCGGTTTTAGGTAACTGCCTTATAAGGTCAAAATTAACACATTTGTGATGGTTGCAATAAACAGGCCATACAGATAAATCCGTTGGTATCATGCGCTGGATATCACCCATACCAACGCCTAATTTACGGTCGTAAAATTCTGTTAAATCCTGATGAGGAAACAATTTATTCACCGCTTTCGCTACGCAGTTCATTTTGTGATTTATTGTAAGCTGAAAATAATAATTTTTTGCATTCGTTTAAATACCATTCTGATTGCGATTCTGGCAATGTAGATGCCATCGCAACAACTTCGGCAATAACGGCTACATTGTCGTAGGTACTTTCATTTAGTAGGTCGCGTTCGGTTGGTGTGGCCGCCTTTTCGAAATTATTTACAAATAGATTTATAGATGTATGTAAATCCATAAACCGTTTTTTCATTTCAAATTTTAGCTTCTTAGGTTCAAACTGTGCAATGGCATATTTTGCAGTGCTTAATGCGCCTAATAGTAGCCAAATGTTTTGGGTTAATTCGTTTACTTTTTGCTCACCAATCTTATCAATTAGTGCCGCTTTTTTTTCGTCATTCGTCATGTCCTTTTAGTTTGTTTTGAAGTTCTTCAATTTT